TGAATGTACCTATCAACCGTTTAGAACAAGAGTCACAGTTTAGTCTGGGTCGTTCTACCGAGATTTCTAGGGATGAAGTTAAATTCCAGAAGTTTATCGATAGATTACGTAAACGTTTTTCTGGCCTATTCACTGGTATCCTGAAGAAACAATTAATCCTCAAAGGTATCTGTACAGAACAGGATTGGGATATTTGGAAGAATGATATTCAGATAGACTTTGTTCGTGATAATCATTTCACCGAGTTGAAGGATTCTGAGATACTTAGAGAAAGACTAAGTACCCTTGACCAAGTATCACAGTACGTAGGTGAATACTTCTCACGTGAGTGGGTAATGAAGAACGTCATGATGATGTCTGATGAAGATATCGAAGAAATGAAAAAACAAGTCGAAGCCGAGAACGCAAAGGGCGGAGATGATAATGAAGAAGACCTTGGAGTATAACTATGACTGAAGAAGTAGAAACTAATCCCATCCATGATTTGATTGATGCGATCCAACAACAAGATTTTAACTCAGCACAGGGTTCTTTAGATGCCGTGTTGGCTGATAAGATGCATGACGCATTGGAAGTTGAAAAGATTTCTGTTGCAGACACTATCTTTAACGGTGTAGAAGAAGATCAACTGGAGATAGACTTCGAAGATGACGATCTCATCGAAGATGAAATAGAAGATGAAGTCGAAGATGAGACAGAATACGAGTCTGACGATATCGAATAAAAGTTTATTGTTAAAGATGGAATTTGTATAAATAATACCATAAACGGAAAAACTTAAAATGAAAACATTCGGTCAATTAAGAGAAGCTATCGCTTCCAAAGGTAAAGTCGTCTTCGATAAGAAGATCGATAAAGTACCTGTTAAGATCGTGAAAGACTCGAAGGGTTTCGTTTTGTATATTGACGGTGATATGTTAGACACCTTCAAGGATCAAAAAGAAGCTGAGAAGACTGCAAAGACAGTCGTAAAGGAATTAAAATGAAACTGATTAGCGAATACTACGAAAACGACATTCAGTGTATCGTAGAAAAGAAAGAAGACGGTGCCAAGAAATATGTCATCGAGGGCGTATTCGCTCAAGCAGATCAAAAGAATCGTAATGGGCGAATTTACCCCAAAGCAATTATGGAACGTGCTGTAAATAAGTACGTTACCGAACAAGTTAGCAAGAAGAGAGCAGTCGGTGAGTTAAATCATCCGGAAGGCCCAACTGTTAACTTGGATAAAGTTTCGCATCTCATCACTGACCTCAGATTTGAGGGAAATGATGTGGTCGGAAAGGCACAAATATTGGATACTCCGATGGGTAAGATCGTTCAAGGTCTTCTAGAAGGTGGTGTTCAACTAGGTGTGTCAACTCGTGGTATGGGAAGTCTAGTGAACCGAAATGGTGTCGCATATGTTGGTGAAGATTTTCACCTTGCAACTATCGACATAGTACAAGACCCCTCCGCACCTGATGCTTTTGTTAATGGTATTATGGAAGGTGTGGATTGGATCTGGAATAATGGTATTTTGGAACAACAGATAATTGAAGATATGGAGACAGAAATCAAAAATGCACCGAAGGCGTACAGTTCTGCTGTTCAAATTCGTGAGTTTAAAAATTTCCTCTCGTTAATCAAATCTAATATGTAAGGAGTCTATAATGACTGATGAAACTAATGTCGAAGTAGAACTTCACGATGATATTAACGAAATCGTGGAGGAAACTCTCGAAGAAAAAGCAGAACCTAAAGGTGCTGGCGCAACATCAACTGATGGTGTAACTGAACCTGAGTCTGTAGCGTCAGTAGATAAGGCGGCCAATGCAACTAAGAAAGCAACATTACCCAAGACAAAAGCGGGCATGATTAACTCTATGTACCAGAAGATGAACTCCATGAAAAAAATGGATCTTCAGGCTGCATACGGTAAAATGATGGGCGAAGATGTCGAGTTTGATGTTGAAGTAGTTGCAGAAAAAATTGATACAGTAAGTGAACTTGATGCACTCGTAGAGTCAGAGGCAACTTTGTCTGATGAGTTCAAAGAGAAAACTTCAGTTACCTTTGAAGCTGCTGTTAAATCTAAACTGTCCGAAGAAGTTTCTCGTTTAGAGGAACAATACCAAGAAGAACTATCTGAAGAAGTCGCGTCTATTAAGAGTGATCTTGTTGAGAAAGTTGATTCTTACTTAAACTACGTAGTTGAAACTTGGATGGAAGATAATAAAGTTGCTGTTCAGAACGGTCTCCGTACTGAAATCGCAGAGAACTTTATGGACAAGATGAAGGATCTATTCGTAGAATCTCACATCGAAGTACCTGAGTCCAAGGTAGACCTAGTTGATGAACTCGCAGGTCAAGTTGAAGAACTTGAAGAGAAGTTAAATTCTCAAACTGGTGAGTCCATTAAACTGTCAGAAGAACTCGAAGTGTTGAAGCGTGATTCTATCATTGCTGAAGCTGCTCGTGGTTTGGCAGACACCCAAGTCGAGAAACTGAAAGGTCTCGTTGAAAGTATCGATTTTGAAAGTGCGGAAGTATTCGCATCTAAAGTTGCTACTATCCGCGAATCTTACTTTTCTCAAAAAATTAGTGAAGAAGTTGCCGTAGATGAGGAACCTGAAACAACTGTTGAAGTGTCTTCAAGCATGGATTCTTACCTCACTGCAATTAGAAAAACTTCTAGAACTCAATAAGGAATAACCAAATGAATTCTTACGATACTCTTATCGAAAAATGGGCTCCCGTCCTGAACGAAAGTTCTGCTGGCGAGATCAAAGATCACCAACGTAGAGCTGTTACTGCTGCAATCTTGGAAAACCAAGAGAAAGCAATGATGGAAGAGCGCGCTCAACACGCAGGTTTCGGTTCTTTGAACGAAGCTGCTCCGGGCAACAACACTGGTTCTGTAGGTAACTGGGATCCAGTATTGATCTCTCTCGTTCGCCGTGCAATGCCTAACTTGATGGCATATGACGTATGTGGCGTTCAACCAATGTCTGGCCCAACTGGTCTCATCTTCGCGATGAAGGCACGTTATGGTGCTGGTTCAACTTCTTCACGTGAAGCATTGTTCCAAGAAGCAGAAACTCAGTTCTCTGGTGACCGTACCGGTACTCACGATTCTGATAACGCTTCTGGTTTCAACGGCATCTCTGATGACTCTGAAACTGGTGTTCGCACTGTTGACTCAAGTGTAGACGATTCTCGTCTGACTTCACTTGCTGCAACTGGTATGACTACCGCTGCTGCTGAAGCACTGGGTGATGGTGTTGGTGCACCTTTCGCAGAAATGGGTTTCACCATCGAGAAGGCAACTGTAACTGCCGTATCTCGTGCGTTGAAAGCTGAGTACAGTTTAGAACTTGCACAAGACCTGAAAGCAATCCACGGTCTGGATGCAGAAACTGAACTTGCTAACATCCTCTCTACTGAGATCCTTGCGGAAATCAACCGTGAAGTTGTTCGTACTATCAACAGTCAAGCTAAAACTGGTGCTCTCCAGTCTAACGTTGCTACTAAAGGTATCTTTGACTTGTCAACTGATGCTGACGGTCGTTGGTCTGCTGAGAAGTTCAAGGGTCTGGTTGTACAGATCGACCGCGAAGCAAACGTAATTGCAAAAGAAACTCGCCGTGGAAAAGGTAACGTTGTTATCTGTTCTTCTGACGTTGCTACTGCACTTGCTGCTTCTGGTATGTTGGACTACACTCCTGCAATGTCTACCAACCTTCAGGTTGATGACACTGGTAACACTTTTGCTGGTACTTTGAACGGTCGCACTAAGGTCTATATTGACCCGTATGCCTCTGCTGACTACATCACTGTAGGTTACAAAGGTACTAACGCATATGACGCAGGTGTATTCTACTGCCCATACGTTCCACTGCAAATGGTTAAAGCCGTTGGCGAGAATGACTTCCAACCACGTATCGGGTTCAAGACTCGTTATGGTATGGCGTCTAACCCGTTTGTCGGTTCTACTCCAAGTAACGGTCTTGCCGCTGCTAAGAGCAATGTTTACTACAGAATCTTCCGCGTAGATAATATCCTCGCGTAATGGTAGTATACATAAAATAATAAGAGTGGTTGGATTGGGAGCGCCCGGTCGTTAAATCACCTTTTGACCCTCATCTTCGGATGGGGGTTTTTTTTATGTCCATTATAGTGGTCTATATTTTAGATAATTGTCCATTAATAGATCACTATAATGTGTATAAATAAAAGTAAAATCAACGAGAGTTATAATGGCAGAGTTAACATCAAATAAAAATTATCTACAACCCACAGGATTTAAGATTATTATATCCGGTGATGGTTATAAGAATCTGAGTTATTTTGCGCAGAGTGTAACACATCCTGGCTCCTCAGTTAATCCAACAGAGTTACCTACCCAACGTATTACTTCGGTTCCTCTTGCGGGTGATAAAATTACCTATGGGGAACTCACCGTAGAGATCATTCTTGATGAAGATATTGTTTCATACAAGGAGATGCAGAACTGGTTGGAACGTATCGTAAACCAGTCACAGGACAATGCAGTGGGTTCTGAGGGTACTATTCGCAGTACTTACGCAGATATAACATTGATTATCATGTCTAGTCACAACAACAAGAATGTGCAGATCAAATACTTTGATGCCTTGCCAACAAATGTTAGTCCAATCACTTTACAATCTAATGTTAGTGATATACAATACCCTACATTCACAGTAAGCTTTAGGTTCAGTTCTTTCGAGTTGTTATAAATGAGACACGTCTATATTATGAATGAGAATCTTCTGGATATACTAGAAGGTTTTAGAGAGTTGTTTATTGACAAATACGATGTTACCAAGACCAATACCTTTCTTGATGGAGAGAATAGAGATCATTGGATTAGTGACGAATACTTACAATCTATACAAGTAGGTCATGATGGATCACCCGAGTCAGCAAGGTCTTATTGTCTCAAACCCGATCATGACGATTCATCTAATCTGGACTACCGAAAATCCTATATAACATTGGATGAAAGATTGAAGACTGAACTAGGAGTGCGCAATTCTGCGCTTAGTCAGTTATATCCGGTTGGTGGATATATTGGATGGCATACAAATCAAAACGCATCTTCATACAATCTTATATTCACATGGAGCGAGACCGGTGATGGTTATTTTGAGTGGGTCGATCCCATAACAAAAGATCATATTCGCATGAAGGATAAGAAGGGGTGGACATGTAAGGCTGGATACTTTGGTTCTTCTGAAGAGACAGACCGTATCATATACCATTGCGCATCAACAGACAGTAAAAGAATTACCCTCTCATATACTCTCGGGTTCAATCTAGAGTTCTGGGAAGACGTTATTGATCATATAAATACAGTTTGATTATTGGAGATTATTATGTTAGACCTTGAAAGTATATTATCAGAGTGGAAAGAGGATTCCCAAATTTCACAACACCAACTGGACGAGGTGTCTCGACACACGCCTAGTCTACATGCAAAATATTTGCAGTACCTATCTCTTACAAAGTTACAACTCAAACGTGCAGAGAACTCTCAGAAGACTCTCTTGTTACAAAAATGGAAGTACTATAATGGTAAGATGGATCAAAAAGAGTTACTTGCTACTGGATGGGATTTAGATCCATTCGATGGACTCAAAGTACTCAAGGGTGACATGGATTTGTATTATGATGCAGATCCTGAGATTCAGAAGTCCGAAGAGAAGATACAATACTATAATACAATTATAGATACATTGAAAGAAATCGTTCAAAGTCTTAATTGGCGCCACCAAACGATTGGTAATATGATTCGATATAGGGCATTTGAAGCGGGTGCATAATGCGACAGTATGATGATGAAGATGTAGATAAAGCAAACTGGTTACACGAACATGGAATGTGTGTAGAACTTAATATGATTGACTTGGCAAAGAGACTGTATGAACAAAGACAACACGATACGGGTAAGAATGTTAAACCATTCTTATCTGGCGATAGAGAGTAACGCACACCAAGAAATGGAGTTGCGGGAATTCTTTGCGTTTTTTGTTCCCGGCTACAAATATATGCCCGCATACAAACGTAAGGTTTGGGACGGTCGTGTGAAACTTTATAACACAGTGACAAAAAGTCTTAATGTTGGACTGTACCATCATCTGCGTAAATTCTGTGGTGATAGATTCTATCCTTTACAGATACTAGAACACGAAGAGTATGGTGTTCCTAGTTCAACTACCAAGGTGAATCATCCCGAGTTAGTCAAGTACCTAGGAAACCTCGGTAGTCCGTTCGATACGAGAGATTACCAGTACGAAGCGATATCCCATGGTATTGAAAACAAGCGGTGTTTGTTACTATCTCCAACCGGCAGCGGCAAGAGTTTTATTATATACAATTTATTGCGGTTTGTCAAGGATAAAGAAAACGTAGGTAAAGTTTTAGTTATTGTTCCTACAACAAGTCTGGTAGAACAGATGTATAAAGACTTCATTGACTATGGTTATGACGTGGAGAATGAATGTCACAGGATCTACTCTGGTAAGGAGAAGGTTACTGATAAAGACGTTATCATCTCTACATGGCAGTCGATCTATAAGTTTGGCCCCGAGTGGTTCGAACAATTCGATGCAGTGTTTGGTGATGAAGTGCATCTATTCAAGGCAAAGTCTCTATCTACTATGATGGATAAATGTGTTAATGCTAAGTATAGATTCGGTACTACCGGTACACTAGATGGTACCGAGACGAACAAACTTGTACTTGAGGGTTTGTTTGGCCCTGTATATAAGGTTACTACTACTGCAAAGTTGCAAGAAGAGAAAACACTTGCTGATCTAGAGATCTCGATTCTTCTTCTGAGGTATCACAATGATATCTGTCAACGGATGAAGGACAAGACCTATCAGGAAGAAATTGACTACATAGTTACAAATGAACGAAGGAATAAGTTCATCACTAAACTTACAAAAGACCTAGATGGTAATAGTTTGGTCATGTTTCAGTTCGTAGAAAAACACGGTAAGGTTTTATACGAAATGATTAAAGACGCGGTATCTGATACCAACCGGAAAGTGTTCTATGTTTCTGGTGAAGTTGATGCGACTGACCGTGAGAAAATTAGGGGAATAGTGGAGAAAGAAAATGATGCAATTATTGTCGCTAGTTTGGGGACTTTTAGTACTGGTATCAATATTAGGAATCTGCACAATATTGTTTTTGGGACTCCATCAAAGTCTCAAGTCAAGGTTCTTCAGTCAATCGGACGTGGACTCAGACAATCCGACAACGAAGCAGTGACCAAGTTATTTGATATCGCTGACGACTTCTCTGTAAAAGGACACCGTAACTTTACTTTAAACCATTCGGGTGAACGTGTTAAGATGTACACGAAAGAGGGCTTCCGGTACAAGATATATAAGATAGACCTGAAGGGTAATGATGAACAGACTGACTGACGCAGAGTACTGGGAACTGCACGATAAAATTTGTGCATTAGTTTCTAGTGGATACATTGACGAAAGTGAGTTTGATAGTAGATTAAAGTCTGCGGTAGAAAACCGCAAACGTATAAATAGTAGTAACGGAGAAAAGGGTGCTGCAAACACCCCTCCCCCTAAACAATAATTAGTCAAAGAGGAACTAATCATGTCTACTACTATATATCTCTATCTCAAAACCCATAAAATAAGTGGACTGAAGTATTTCGGTCAAACATCTTCTGACCCCTACAAATATGTTGGCTCTGGTCACATCTGGAAAAAACATCTAAAGAAGTACGGTAAGGAAGATATACATACCGAAATCATTGCAGAGTGTAAATCTCAAGAAGAAGTTCGTGATATAGGTATGTACTATTCTGAACTATGGAATATTGTTGAGAGTAAAGAGTTTGCAAATCTTCGAGAAGAAAGTGGTCAAGGTTCTGTTCCTGGCGGTAAACTGTCAAAGGAACATAGAGAAAAGATATCGTCTACATTAAGACGTAATGGTAATGCCGGACATAGTGGATTGAAAGGTAAAGACAATCCAATGTATGGAACGTGTAGAAAAGGTCATACATCAAAGAAAGTCTTATATAAAGAAGTGATATATAATAGTTGTAAGGAATGTGCAGATGCACATGGTGTGACACCCGCGATGGTGTCTTATTGGATTAAGAATGGTACAGCAACATCAATAAGGAAACGATGATGATATATGATTTAAAACAAGTGAAACAACTCAAGTTATCCACTGGTGAAGAGATCATGTGTGAGATCCTTGAGGAAGATGATTATGATCTTATTATTAGAAATCCTCTT